AGCCACATACTGCCGAAACTCCAGACCCTGCTCGTTGATGTAGACCCTTCCCTTTGCTCTGCGCCAGTAGGTGTTCAGACTTGGTGGAAAAGGCAGCTCAAGAACAATCAAGCCTTGAGCGCCTTCAGCAATTCGTCTCTATTCACCTTGTGATACCTCTGCAAGTAATCAAGTGCGCCTTCTTGCTTGGCACGGCTCGGCCTAAAAGAACGAATAAAGGCGATGCGACATTTTTCACACTCACGCAGGTAGTAAACACAACCGTGCTTGTGCGTCATTGCAAGTAGATCCCTGTCAGCATAAATACAACAAAGCTCAGCAAAATAAACAAGTACAGGTTTTTAAAATTCACGCGGCTTTCCTTTCGCCCAAGGCGGTTTGATAGGACTCGATTTGTACGAGGCTTAACCTCTCACCCAGCTCGTGGGCGACTTTTAGCCTCTTTGCCCACCGAAGGTTGTCGAGTTGTGCCTGTTCCCTGTTAGAAAAGCGAAGGGCCTCACTTGCGATCTTGCGCAGTTGTTCAGCGACCAACGACTCCTCGGCCTTAGGAGATGGCAACAACACGTGCGAAACAGTCGGTGCCTGTCGGCAGACCGCACGAAACTCTTGGGCTGTCGGCGGCTTGCTGTCAGGCAGGTTGGCAAGGCCGAAGGCAATGGCCTGAGGGCGATCGACAAAGCCCTTGAGGCACTCTGCCCAGTCGGCTTTCACCTTCGCGATTGGCATGCCTTCCCAGCGCCCGAGAAAGTCACGTCCAAAGGCAATGCTCAGGCGATCAAAAATTGCGTCAACCCACTTTGCTGGCAAGCTCATGCGATTCTCGCCAGATGGTTTTGCAATGGAGTGATGTCGATGACGTTGCTGTGAACCACCGCGCGAGTGCCGATTGCCTCTTCGTACCTGAGTCTCGCAGAGCGTTGGTAATTTGTTTCCGTGACTGCTGTCGGGCTTGCCCTCGCTCTCTGAGCCAGGGCCTGCGCCTCTTGCATTTGCCCGTCAACAACGGCAACGACGTAGGCAAAGCTTGCCTTCCCACGCGCCTTTGATGCCCTTGCCGCGTCGATGAACATGCCGACGTCTGCACCGGCCTCAAGCAAGGTTTTGAGTTTTAGATTTGACGGGCTCACGGCACCGATGCCTTCGCCTTTGAGGGCAAGGCAAACGATTGCGGTTTGCGAGGGTCGCGGTATTTTTTCTGTGCCCCCCTCTTCCGCAGGCAGCGAGCCCTGCATCAGTGAATCCTCAATCAATGAATTAGGAATCAATGAATCAGGAATCAATGAATCAGAGCGTGTTGGCACCTGCTTTTCACCGTTCGATAACGGTGATTTAACCGTTAAATCTTTAACGTCATGATATTTAGGATGTTTTTTTGACTTCTCAGTGTGATGGGGACATTGATGCTTTTCAAAGTTGATGACCTGAAGGTAACCAACACCGTTAACCACATACCTGTGGATGAAACCTAGTCGTTGCAGCACCGTTAGATAACCGTTAACGTCCAGATTTTCACGGTACGGAAACAATTCGGCCTTTATGCGTAACGGCCGGTCTTCCAGAATCCCCTCTTTGTCGGCCAAGCACCAGAGACCTGCAAAGGTCAGACTGACCATCGGATCTTCGGTGCCAAGCAACTCATTAGTAAAGAAACTGGGTTTTATATTGCGCGCCCTTGCCATATCAATATGCTCCTACGTCGGGCCAAGGTTTTGTTGTGCTCAAGCTAAAGCAGGCTGGCCTAGTCTGGACGTAGCCAGAACATTTCGGCGAAGGTTCGACAAGGCACGCATTTCTTCATCAATCTGCGCGACGATCTGATCAGACGCAGTGGCGCTAATCACCTCATCTTTAATCGCGTCGATCAAAAGACCAGACAACTTGCCCCAAAGCGCTGTGAGCTCCATGCTCTTCGTGCATAAGCCGAAGATCTCGGTTTCCGGCTCTGCCTCATCATCAGCGCCATCGACTTCAACAGAGACCAGGCCATGCCCCGAAGCCAGCGCCTTGATCCAGTCAGTCGCATCCTCTCTGTTCCTTTCCTCCATCCATTCAGTCAGTAAGTCTGCAATTTCGACACTGACCGACTCGCCCTCAAGCCCTCGCAACTTTGCACGCAGCGTCTCTTTGTGCATCGTGCGACCACGACGATTTTGTAAAAATTGAGCGGCATCGGCTACACCACCAACTGTGTTGCGCACGCTCGTGTAAAGAACGTCACGCCAGTCAGTTTTTTCGTATCGGCAGGTCATTTTTGTTTCCTTGTTGGTAGGGTTGAATAAGGGTTTTCCGATGTAGTGTTTAGCCGTATATTTAGTGCTTAAGCTGTGACGCAGAAAACGTGTCAGCGCTCCTCTGTAATTGCACTCGGTCGGTGTTCACGACGTACACAATCGGGTCTTAGGGATTGATCTTTGGCTCAGAACAACAAGCGGTTTGCGAAGTAAGTGATTAGTCCTGGGGCAAGCGAATTGAAGAAAATGTCTTTACCGAACGATGGTGTGGTGCGCAGTGTGTTCGCCACACCTGTGCTTGGTGAGCTCTGGCCAGATCAGGAAGAAATCATCGGGGCGCAGTTCACTACGCGTGACCACGCCCTTTGTGACTTGTTCCAGACCAGCACAGTTTTCTGGAGACGGTCGGCGGCCTTGGTAAGCCTTTCGCCACTGACGGATCTGAGCGTTGCTTTTGACGTCATAACCCAGCGCAACCAGCGCTTGCCTTAATTCGGAGACAGAAGGAGCCCCGTTAGAAGAAAGATATTTGTTCAAGTCCATCTTTTTATTTTAATAGCTTTTGCTACTACTATGCAAGAGCGTTTGCTACTATATCAAATGTTACGGTTTGTAAATGAACGAAATCAACATGACTGAATATCGAGTTCAGCGCCTGAAAGATGCTATCGACCATATTTCCAAGGGAAATAAGTCTGACTTCGGGCGCAAGCTCGATATGAGAGATGGTGCGTTTATTAGGCAGATGCTTGCCGGGACACGTCCGATCACCGAGAAAACGATTCGTTCAATCGAAGCCTTTCACGGGATGGAGGATTGGTTCGCACCGCCTACCAAACAAAAGCAGAAAGTTGGTACGACCAACAAAAATGCTCAGGAAGCGGGCACAGACTGGCCATTCAAACGACTGTCGTTAGAACGCCTGTCGCGACTGGATAAGGACTGTTTGAAAGCAGTCGAAAATCGCCTGATAGAACTCGTTGATGTTTTGCTAGGCGATCAGCCCAGCCAGAATACTGCGTCAAAGTCATCCAAGTAACTTTTTAAAAATAGCGTTGCTTCGTGCGGCCACAATCATGTGGCACGCACTTACTAAGCTTACTTGTCAGAGTGGCCTAGGCGCACTCAGGCTTTCGCCGCAAGGTAGGCCGCCTGAACGGCCGGCACTAGCGAGGCGTGCAAAGATCCCAGATTGGGTACCTGCCCCTGGGGTGCTGCGGGTGGTACCGAGAACCAGTCCGTGTTGTACGGCAGATCAATCGTTTGCTTCAAATTGAACTTGGTGTCGTAGCTCAACCCGGCTGTTTGATAAGCCGTCGGATTACGTTCACGCAAAATCGAAAACTCACCACTATAAAGAGTGGTGGTCCGCTGGCTCGTACCGTACGCAACGTTCACGTGAAACTGTGGCGCCTCGTCATCAAATACTTTGAGAATAAGTGCAGGTCGTGGCTTTGGTCGAGGATTGATATTGTCAGGAAAATGGCACCATACGATTTCACCGGCCGTTGGTTCTGGCCACCAAGCCACTGTCATGCAGCCTCGCTGTCAAACAGGCTTGAGCGTACCGAACGCTTAACGCCTTGCGGCACACGCTTTTTGATTTGGCGAAGCTGAACGCTTGTCAACGGACCATCATCGGCTTCGTACTGAGGCAGCATTTTTACCGCAAGCTCATGCAACGCCCTGTGGATGGCCTGTGTCTCATCAACGCCAAGTTGTTCGGCCAAGCGTTTAGCTGTTTCGCGTGTAATGCCCGTGGCGCTATCTATGCTGCGATAGCGAAAGGCGATTTGATTGGTTATGGCTCGTGCTGTCATAAGCTCCTCACTTGTAGATATCTTTAAGATATCCATTTACTTTACATCTGTCAAGTAGCGATGGATAAATTCATCCAGTCTTTTACCTTTTAATAGTAGCGTTTGCTATCGTATTGAAAAGTAGCTTTTGCTACTATTTAATTTCAACATTGGGCGAAAGAAAAAGATGAACGATTTCAACGGCGAAGTGCAAACCAACTCTACGCGTTGGTCTTTACTCTCTGACAGATGGCACAACGCGAGTGGCTCTTACCGCAAAGGTTCCGAGTCCATCCCATCAAAGGCTTGGGTGTATGTATGCCTGTTCGGCACTTTCATCCTCGCAGTTCTACTCACAGCCTCAGCCATTGAGTTTGCCTGATGCGAAGAAAAACTTCAAAGCAAAGAGCGAACCCCGCACCGGGCTCCGCACGTGCGGCATTGCTAACGCCCTCCCTAGCCACTCAGGAAAAAAGAATGAATGCAGTCGTCACCTTTAACGAAATGGAAAGCATGGCCGGCCACATCGTTCGGTCAAAACTATTTGGTGCAAAAGACGAATCCCAAGCCATGAGCTTGATGCTGCTTGCGCAGGCTGAGGGTATGCACCCAATGGCAGCGATTCAGGATTTCGACATCGTCCAAGGCCGCCCTGCCCGCAAAACCCATTCAATCCTCGCGCGCTTTCAGTCAGCGGGTGGCTCTGTCATTTGGGAAGAAGTCAACGGCCTGCGTGCTTGCGGAGTGTTCAGCCACAAGCAAGGAGGATCACTGCGCGTCCAGTGGACGTTTGAACAAGCTAAACGCGTTGGCTTGACCGGAAAAGACAACTGGAAGAATTACCCACAGGCCATGCTGCGCGCCCGTTGCATCGCAGAAGGAATCAGAGCGGTGTTTCCTGGTGCGATTGGCGGCATGCTTTCCGTTGAAGAAGCGCAGGACATTGTCATCGCACCACCAAAAGATATGGGCATGGTCACGCCCACTGACAACAACAACCTGCGCACTCATTGGCTTAGCGCTGTCTCAAAGGCTCAAACACTAGACGCACTTGAATCAGTCTGGAAGCTTGGTCTTGTTGAGCTGAAGCAAGCCGCGGACACTGACCTGCATGCCGCCTTCAAAGCCGCAGTGCTTGAGCGCAAGGCGACACTCAAAAGTCTGATCATCACGGTTAACGAAGACGGCACGATCGAAGGGGCTGCGCTTTGAAATTAATTGTTTGTCAGCAGGGAACACCAGAATGGTTTCAAGCACGTGCAGGAAAGATCACCGCCTCAATGTTCAGCACGGCTTGCGATTATCTGAAGCCAACGAAATCAGAGCCGAGTTTGCGGCCGAGTCAGAAAAATCTCGACTATGCCTACCGGGTTGCCGTCGAACAAATTTATGGCCAAACAACTGAAGACACTTACGTAACCTGGGAGATGCGCCGAGGTACCGAGCTAGAGCCCCTTGCACGCATTGCTTATGAAACCGTCACCGGCAATCTGGCCGAAGAGTCTGGCATCGTAGCCACCGACGATGAATTATTTGCCTACTCTACCGACGGTCTTGTGGATGAGGACGGTCTGATTGAAATCAAAAGCCCGAACTCAGCTCGAAAGATTGTTGAGATGTGGACTACGGGCGATCTGTCGGAGTACGTGCATCAACTCCAAGGTGGTCTTTGGTTAACCGGCCGCAAGTGGCTCGACTTCATCATGTATGCACCTCAACTCGAAAGCGTTAGCAAAGACCTCTTTATCAAACGCATCGAACGTGATGAAGAGTTCATCGCCACGATGGAGCAACAGCTTTGGGATTTTGCCAAACGTGTTCAATCGCACGTGGCCATGCTTAAGGAGGCTGCGTGACAGAGACCGCTCTTACCCTTCAACAAGCTGCCAACACGTTAAGCCTTTCGTACAGCACGATCTTTAGCAAACGCCATGCAATTGGCTTCAGACTGCCCGGCTCAAGAGTCTGGCGCGTCTGGCCAAGCAAACTTGCAGAATTAACCCAACCACGTAATAATCGCCAGCGACTATCTCTCAGGATCGTCGGAGAAGCACAATGTCAATCTTCAAACATCCTGAGTCCGGTTTTTGGTGGCTCGATTTCCGCACACCAGACGGCAAACGAATTAGACGCACTACTCAAACGAAAGACAGGAAATCAGCGCAGGAGTATCACGACAGGCTAAAAGCCTCAGCGTGGCGCGTAGATAAACTGGGTGAGAAACCAGAGTATTCGTTTGATGATGCTGCGTTGGCCTACTTGAAATCATGCTCTGCTCAACGCGACTACCGCTCCAAGGTTTGTCACATTGCGTGGTGGCGTGAGAAATTTCAGGGGCAGCCTGTACGCTCTTTAACAACACGCGCAATCATGGATAACTTGCCAACTCATAAAGTTGTGCAAAGCGGTCCGGCCAAGCTCATGTCGCCTGCGACTAAAAATCGCTACTTGGCCACCATCCATAAAATGCTTACCAATGCTGCAGATATGGAATGGATCGAGGCTGCACCAAAGATCTTACGCTTTGAAGAGGCCGGTGTTCGTGAAAGCTGGCTAACGCAGACTCAAGCTCGCACCCTTATTGATGCGATTGAACCAGGCTGGATGCAGGACATTTGCATCTTTGCACTCGCTACCGGTATGCGTGCGGGTGAGATCCTTTCGCTTGAATGGAGTCAGGTAGATAAGCTTCGTGGCCTTGTGTCAGTTCTTGCGACAAAGGCCAAGTCTAAAACCAGCCGGCCAGTGCCGCTTAATTCAGATTCACTAGACGTCATTAACCGCAGAGTTGGAAAGCACAGGCAATTCGTTTTTGCCAGGGCCGGACAAGAAAGCACAGAAATAGACAGGAGGATCTGGGCCCGAGCTTTGAAGGCCGCAGGAATCAAGAAAGATTTTCGCTTTCACGATCTGCGTCACACCTGGGCGAGCTGGCATACACAAGCCGGAACACCGATGCTTATCTTGCAAAAGTTAGGCGGCTGGAAAACGCTTTCAATGCTTAACCGTTATTCACATCTGAACGCGGAGCATTTATTTCAACAGGCCGGGGCAAGTAATTTTTATGGCAGGATTCAGCCACAGCCAGACGCAGAAACTAAAACAGCCACTGGTTAGGGTGGCTGTAAGATATTAATTTCACTACGTTTTTTTGGCTCCCCGACCTGGACTCGAACCAGGGACCTGCGGATTAACAGTCCGTCGCTCTACCGACTGAGCTATCAGGGAATTGTCGTTGAAAATCAGTCGGTTATTGTGTTTTTATAAAAAAGACAAATGCCGCGCAAACTCAGCGATGTCCAAGACTATAGCATAGTTGACATACTTCAGCCAAACGCAGCCCTACTCGCCATTAGAGGCGCCTCGGGGTACATTCACATCAAAACCAACATCAAACAGAGGCAAGCTTTGAAACGAATTCTGCAAGTATTAAACGCAGGCGCCCTCGCGCTCTTTACCCTGACATCGGCGCAATCAATCGCTCAAACACAAGCGGCGTATCCCAACAAAACCGTGCGCTTGGTCGTGCCGTTTCCGGCGGGGCAAGCCACTGACATCATCGCGCGTTTGTTGGCCGAGCGTTTAACGCAGCGCTGGGGTCAACCAGTGTTTGTTGATAACAAAGGTGGTGGGGCCAGCATCCCTGGCATGCTGGTCGGCAAAGAGGCCCCCGCTGACGGCTACACCATTACGTTTGCAAGCAGCACGACCACTGCGGTCAACGAAGCCTTGTATCCAAAACTACCCTACAACATGCAACGCGATTTTGTGCCGGTTGCAGGAGTGTTTACGCAACCTTGGTTGATTCTGGCGAACCCGTCTGCACCGTATAACAATCTTAAAGAGTTGATCGACGCTGCTCGGCAAGCACCCGGCAAGCTCACTTGGGGTTATGGTGCGAACGCGCTTGAGTTAGCTGCAGAGCTTTTCAAGCAACGCGCGCAAATTGACATCACGGGCGTGTCATACAAAGGCAGCGGCCCCGCGATGAATGACTTGCTGGGCGGGCACATTATGTTGGCGGTAGACACAATGGCTTCATCATTACCGCATATTCAAGCGGGCAAACTCAAGGCGATTGCTTCACTGTCAAGCGAGCGTGCCTCGCAATTGCCTGAGGTGCAAACGATTGCCGAGCAAGGCTATCCTGGGTTTGTTGGCGTGGGTTGGGCTGGCTTGTTTATGCCTAAGGGCACTGCGCCCGCGATTGTGAAAAAAGTATCTGACGATGTGCATCAGATTTTGAACGAGGCAAGTGTTCAACAAGCCTTGGCTCAGCGCGGTTCGACCCCTGACTTAAGACCCCTGCCCGAGTGGTCGGCGTTTGTCAGCGCCGAGACTTTGAAGTGGGCCGAGGTGATTAAGAAGGGAAACATTAAGTTAGCAGAGTGACTGCGTTTAGGCTGTCACTCTGCACTGTCGCTAAGAAGACAGCGAGCGCATTTATATTTTATATATCCGGCAATAAAATTCCGGATCGCATTTTTATTGCTTAATGTGTAGATATTGTATTTTTAAATTAAAACAATTTATATCAAGTATTTAGTCAAATAAAAATAGTACATCTATTGCCTTTTAACTAGTACAACAATCCTCTGCCTGCTGCCAGCGCTTTCTCCATCGTCATAAACTCAGCGCCCTCTTTAATCAGGCTTTCGACAAAGCCTTCAAAGGCCAGCATGCGGTTGCCACGGCCTAAAACGTAGGGGTGCATGGTGTAGGTCAGGATCCCGAAATCGGTACTCTTTTTAAAGTACCTGAACTCATCTAACCAGCTTTCCATCACGGTACGGGCACTTTGCAGGCCGGGGTTGACGGTGGTGGGCATGCGCCAGTATTCGAAGTGAGGGTGGTCATCCAGATGCCAGCTAATAGGCATTTCGATGAGGCTGGTCTCTTTGCCAAACTTGATTGGGTCACCCAGTTTGACTTGGTCGCCGGCCCGCACCGGGTACGGGCGGTAATCACCGCCCATCATGCTGCTGTCGTACTCAAAGCCGTACTTCAGCAACAGATTTAAGGTGTTTTCGCTCAGATCCCATGAGGGCGAGCGATAGCCCACTGCCCTGCCCCCGGTGAGCTGCTTGATTGCCGCACTGGCGCGCAACATGTCGGCCTCTTCTTCTTCAAGCGTTTGGCTAGCCGGCGGAATATGAGCCCAACTGTGGTGCCCGATTTCATGCCCGCCCTTCACAACAGCCTCGCAAGCTGCTGGGTAAGTTTCGATGGTGAACCCCGGCACGAACCATGTGGTGGGGATGCTGTGAGCTTTTACCAAGTCGAGTATGCGTTCTC